GTCGTTGATAGCATCATTAACTTGCAACACTGTGAGTTTATTGGTAATAAACTTAGCGGCTGTGTTCTTAGCATTAGCTTCTTCAGCACCTGTAGCACCAACATCAGTACCAGTAAAAGTTACCTTACCGGCAGCAGGGGCGCTAGCGGCGATAGCGACTTGACGAATCAAGCTACCTTTTCCAGCCCACTGAATAGCAGCAATAGCATCAATACCGAAATCGATAGTGGCTGTATCTAAAGCACAGTTGTCGAGTGCGTAAGCTAAATCGTCAAACACAACAATAAGGCCAAAAGCCTGTAATTGGTGTTTGTTAGAATTAGCTACAGTAAATGTACCGGGACTAGGGCTTGTGCCGTCAACCCAAGCTGCATTGGCTGTACCTAATGCAATTGCTCCGCCAAAAGCGTTCCACAGTACTTTTTCTTCGCAAGTGATATCTGTTGAATCTAAGTAAGGACGCAAGTATGTAGAGAAAGTGAAGTCCAAGGGCTCCAGAGCAGTATTAAAGCTACGCTGACCACGAGCAGGTGCAGCACCAGCTTCGTTCAATGTAACAGTATCAACTGTAGTGTTTTGACTAAAAGTCATGCCTTCGAGAACTTGAATTTCCCAGGTATTAGAAGTCGAGAACGGTTGTGCCTCATCTTTATAAGCGCCAGCACGAATGCGACCTTGACTATCGACGTTTGTAGTAAAGAAGACTCTACTATTACGAATTAAATTAACTGCCATAGTTATTCCTTTTTTTAAGTTTTAACGTAAGGCACACCTACGAGACATTTATCTGTTTCGGTGCCGAGAAACGTTATGATAGTGCGTACCGCACCTGTATATTTATCTCACCAACACCATACGGCACTAATAGCCCTTCGTCGGTCATAATACTCTGAATTAAGATTTCAGTAGTCTCCAGATTATTATCTTGGTCGTAAACTAAAACACGATTTGCATCAATGCAAGTTTCTAAGTCATGAAGTAGTTCTTCTAATTTAGATTGAGGATCATCTTGATCCCTAACGTAGGCCTTGATACTGATATTGATATATCCCCAGGTAAAGTCACCTGGATGATACTCCCGCATCTCAGTTCCTGGACTCATGTACACAGCCGGAAAATCTTGTATTTCATCCCAAAATTTTAGTTTTGGGTAGCTGTTACCATATAAGTTTGTAGTATATGGTGCTGTTCCATCGATAATCTTTAATTTTTCTGCTAGTGCTTTTACAATACTAATTCGTCTGCTCATACTAGTACCGCCCTTAATCTATTGTTAACTACTTCAGCGGCAATTTGTCTAATCGACTTAGAGATTAGTAATTTAGGATCTCTTGATCTTGGGTACTCTTGCCTGCCGCCTGTACTAAATGTTCCGTAGGGATTTCTCATATAGTCATAAAAGGCAGTTATCATACCCTCTCTACTTATTGATAAACGTTTTACTTCGGCAGTACTGGCAAATCTGCCTGTCCTGTAATTTAGTAAGTCTCGTCGAGAGCCGTCCCCCATGTTTGCGCTTATAACATCCTGCAACTGAGAATTCATTAAGTTTTGAAGGCTTATTAAATTTACAGAAGTTTCAGGGGTTTGTTTTGGCGCTTTAGTTTTACCAGTGACTTTTGGTCCTGATGGTAATTTTTGTTTTTTATTAACTTGTGCTTTAGGCGTATTACCTTTTTTAGTAGTATGCCTTTTAAGTTTTGACTTGCCAGTTTTTAGAATACTAACAATCGCTTCTTCAATGTCTTCTAACATAGTATTAGAAGACATCATATTTTTCATATAGTTCGAGACTAGAGGCCTACTAGCTAACATAGCTATCTTTCGCTCTAATTCTCGGAAAATCTCTGCTTCTTCGGTTGAGAAAGCTTGGTTTACATCAAAGGTATGCAGCGTAACTACTACATATAGCTTTCCAAAAGTTTTTTCAACTCCTTCTAAGGCTTCAGGAGTAGTGTTTTTGAAAGCATACTCTGCATCTGCCTGAATACTATAGACCTTATTCAGAGCTTCTTCGGCATACTTTACTAACATAGTATTACCGTTAATCTCTCCGTAGTCCATTAATCCCAATAACTTTTGGGCAAAAGGGCTAGTTAAGTATTCTTCACCAGTACCACCTGTGGCAATATGCCCTAGCTCTAAGTTAGTAGCATATTCAGTTATCATATCACCAGTAGGCTTATTTGCTCTGTTTTTTACTGGTTTTTGACTTTTAATCCGCTGTCCAAAAATTGTACCTTCTAATCTGAAATCGCTAGTTATATTATCACTAACAAAGGTACGAATGGCTTTAAAGGATTTGGCCATTAACAAACGGTTTTCTGGACCACCATCAATGTATACTATGTAACCTTGCGACCCCATAAAATAATTTCGTGGAATGTCTTCAATAGAGCCATATTTTCGAGCAGCTTTTTCATCAACTATTTGTATAACAGTATCGTATAGTTCTTTGAAATGTGCCTCATCATAGTGATGCTGATTATTAATTCGCAAAGCACGATAACTAATGTCTAATACGTGAGGTCTTTGATTTAAAGTCGTACGAGTATCTTCATATAGTAAGTGCTTGATATCTTTATCTAGATCATTAATTAGATCTTTTAGACTTACTTTAGGATTAGCCATTAGGTGAAATCTGCCATGTATTGATCCAACACACGTTTAATAGTGGCTGGAAAGTTACTAGAGGATACATAGTTGATCTGCGTTGTATTAGGATTTAGGTCGCGAGTACTATGTACAGCACCATTATTACGCGAGTAATATTCTACTAAATCTAATACTGCTAATTTTAAGTCTGCAGGTACTGTTTCATATCCTGCAAAATAAGTTACTTTATATCCGTTAATTTGCTCAGCAAAACCATTTGGATTCAAACTAAGTACGTAGTCGTCGCGTACTACATAATCTGTAAACTTTGTAAGATTAGTATAAGTCTTACCATAATCAGCACTATAAGCTACCGAATTAACTGTAACTACGGGCGTTTCTTTTAAGATGAGTTGTTTAAAGCCACCATCAAATACTTCTATTTTGGCCTCGTCGTAAAAATCAATGAAGGTACGACGGCAATATGTTTTTACTAAATCGCTAACCTTGGGTATTAAGAAATCAATTTCTGCATCAGAGTTCCCACTCGTAATTCCCATGTAAGCTTTGTATTCTGCTTTTGTTACTAAATTTGTTGCCATAAATACCTCGCTTGTTTTATAAAAGCACTTGTGATGCTTTTATAAAACAAGACCCTCTAGAGGGTCTTGTTAATACTTACGTTACCTGATTAGGTAGCTGTGTAAGTGTGCTTTGTAACTGCGTTACCAAGGTTAGTAGTAACACGTGTCATACCGGTACGGAGGCTAGCCACCATCACACGACGCTGTGTTTCAACCAATTCTTGAGTGTCGATACGCAGACCGCGCTGGTTACCAACGATGAAGTTACCTGGGTTCAAGCAGATAGCACCAACTGCGCCTGTATCGGGAGTAGCGAATTCTGCAGAGACCAACACGGGGCTTCCACCGATTTGACCGATTTGACCAGTCAACAATGTAGCTTGTGTACCAACTTGGTTCATTGTCTGGAACACTGTGTCTTCGAGCAATTGGTAGTATGTATCGGTATTAACGATATAAACTACTTCAGCGGGATCGAGACCCCAAGCGCCCAAGCCTTGACGCAATGCGCGCATCTTAGCAACAGTCATACCAGCAGCAACGGTGTTGCCGTTAGCAGTGGTGTTAGAAGCCCAGTTAGCCAGACCTTTAACAGGATCAGCACCGGAACCAGCACCCAACAAGAAAGCCTTGTCAACGCCACGAGCAACGCGACGGATCATACCATCACGGATAATTGGCATCAAAGCCAACAATGCATCTTCTTCTTCTTCGTATGCAGTATACTCATTTGTAGCGAGTTTATATGCATTCAAAGTCACTTCTTTTAAAGCGTGAGTAGCAGTGTTACCAGCAGAAGCACCAGCTGCACCCAATGTACCAGGAGCGGCACCGAAGTCAGCATTTTGCACCCAAGAGGCAGTACCTGCTTCTGGATTCACTGGAATAGTCATCACGTTGGTTTGCATAGCGATGTTGCGGAACACAGGAGCAACAACCAAACGACGACGAACTTCAGACTCAAGGTTCAAAGAAACTTCTGTTTCCCATGTAGCTGAAGGAACGTGAGCACCGTATTTTTGTACTAATTCACGACCAGTTTTTGTACCTTCTAAAGATTTGCCAGCCATTTTAGCTAACAAAACAGCCTTTTCT